TATTCTCAATCGAGTTTGAAGATGAACACTGGGAAGATGTTTACAGAGTTGACGGGATTAAGCAAAACGCCCGCCTTAATGACCTTGCTGATTGGTGCGAGGGGAAGTGTGAGGATGTAAATGTGGTTGGGTATTATTTGATTACTTACTACGAAAGTAAAACAAACCTTGTCTACGAATACTGCGAAAGGACTATTCGAGCAGGAGTAAAATTCAAATCATTCAAGTCAGCAAACCTTTTCATTTCCGAGCTTTCCCGATCTGGGAACAAAGAGTTGTTCAATTATTTTGTTGAACTTTTAAGAAAGGATAGATTATGAAAACAGAAAAAAAGTTACTGAATCCAAAACCCTACGCACGTTTTAGGGTTAAAAAGTTAAATCAGGTTATATTTTATTTTGAACATCAATTCAAAAAGTTTAAGAAAAAAAAGAAAGCAAATTTATTACAAGAAAATTCAGACAACTTTAAATTCGAGTCATTGGTAAATTGGGATAGTTCCGATAAGCCTGACATTTCAGAAATTGTTTCAGCAAGAAATTTTAGCGTGATTGCTAACCATTGCGAAACTTTAATTAAAAAAATATGACAATATTAATCGAAAATTACAGAGGCTGGGGAATCTCTTTTGATACGCAAAATGAAGAATTTAATTGCTTATCAAATGAATATGATAAATCCGAAAAGAAAAAATCCTTTTCATCAGCAAAGAAATATATCGATGATTATTTGAAAGAAAATCAAAAGTTCAAACCTATTAAAGTTCAAAGTTTGCGGACTATATACCGAGATCAAAAACATATAACAATAATCGGTATAAGGAAAGACGGTAAATTTATGGTTGAGGATAGTAAAGGCAAAAAATCCCAATTAAGCACTTACGATGAAAGAGATTATTTTTTGCCAAATGAAAAAAATGATGCCTTGCTTGTAAAAATTAACGAGTTGACAGAAAAACGAAATTTAATTGATGAAGAAATTTCGGATTTAGAGAGCAAAATAATTAAATTCGATGTAACCCAAATTCGCAAAAATCTTTTAGGAACTTAAACTTAAAAACCTATGAAAACAATCTTAATAACAGGGCTTTGCATTTCGGTATTTGCTAACTTGCTTTTTATAATTTATATCTTTGTGAGTTGCAGAAAAATATACATTGAGGACAAAGCAAAAGAAAAGCCGGCGAAAGAAAGTTTTAAATATACCGGTGACGGTAAATTTTATAGACCAATTAATTAACTTAAAAAATAAAAAAATGACAGACGAACAAAAAGAATGTTTTAAAACTCTTGTAATAAATGCAAATGTTTCAGAAGATTATTTTAATGACATTAAAAGTATGTTTCCTGAAGTATTTGAAACACCGAAACCCGAACGGAAATTTATTGATGTGAGAATTGACTCTGATTTTGATTTATCTTTAAAAGATATTGACGATTGTTTACACGGCAGATTAGGAATAGGTGGTTCATACAACACTAAAGTCACCGAAATAAAACCTTCAACCGTCTTTAATTCGGGAGTACACTGGGAGCAAGTCGCTGGAAAGTATTGTAAAGAAAATGTAAATCTAAAAACAGAAAATGAAAAACTTAAAGACGCATTGAATAAAATTAAATTCATTTACTCAAACTATTAACTTAAAAAATAAAAAAATGAGTGGTGGAAGTTTAGAATACGCATATCATAAAATAAATGATATAATCTCTTTAATGGAAGAAAGAAGCGAATTATCAATTTCGCAAAAAATATTTGTCGAACATTTAAAAGATGTTTCAGAGGCTTTACACGCTATTGAATGGGTATTTAGCGGTGATTATTCAACGGGGGATGATGAAGAATATATAAGAAAAGTAATTAGTGCGAATTACGATGAATTAGAAATTGATATATTGAAAAAAGAAGCAATAAAACTTTCAAATAATTTAATTCTATTTGCTAACTTAAAAAACAAAAACTATGAACCCTGAATCGCCAGTCAAAAAACTTTACGACAAAATTCAAATATTGCGTAAGGCTAAAATCCAAAAACAAAACGAATATAAGAAACTTCAAAAAGAAGTAGTAAAATATTACTTAGCCGGTAACTCAATCCGTAAATGCGTTATACATTTTAAGAAAGACCATATAACGTTAGGCAATATACTTAGAGATAGCAACAATCCGACTGTTTTAGACCGCTTCCGATCACGCAAGGCGGATAAATATGAACCGTTCAACCCTGACGTTGAACGGACTAAGATTTTAACAGAAAGCGAAATGGAAGCTGAAATGAATTTTATAATTTATAATTAAACTTAAAAAAATGAACATTAAACTTGCTATTGCTTTACTAATACTACTCAATGGGGTTAGCTTAATATATACTTTAATCCGTTATATCCGCTTAGCAATCAATAATAAATCTTTAATTGTGGGCTTTGATGATATGGTAGATTCAGAAATATTTGTATTTACTTTTCTTTGGTTATTTATATTCCCAAATGCAGTGGCAATCTTTACTTTTTTAGTTTTGCAAATTTATAAATTAATTTAATCCCAAAATGGAAAACAAACTAAAAGAACTTTTAACAGATGAACAATTTAAAATTTTATCTGAAAAGAATTTAATCAGAGAAAAATCAATTCGCAATTTTCATATTCTTCTTAAATTCAAAAAGCTATTCCCGGCGGTTCACCCGAAAAGATACGGGGCTTATAAGCAACTGGCTTCGGAAAATAAAGGGCTGCATACGGAATCGATTAAGAAAATTCTTTATGATCTGGGGGTGGTGGAATGAAGTTTTTAAAATATACATTGAATATGAAACAATTAAATCTTAAATTACAAACAGAACTCGGCACAGTTCAAACACAAACTTTTATAAATCCTTTTAACTTAATAACTCGTGCCGGAGTGAACAGTTGAAAGGATTTTTTATTTTATGACAGAATACCAAAAGTTTTTAGAAAGTAAAATTAAAAGTCATACTGAAAGTGGATTTGATATTTCCGAAAAGAAATTAAATCCAATGTTATTTGACTTTCAAAAATTCATTGTAAAGAAATGTTTAAAAGCTGGCAAGTTTGCTATCTTTGCGGACTGCGGACTTGGCAAAACGCCTATGCAGTTGGAATGGGCTAATCAGATTTCAAAGAAAGAAAAGAAACCTGTTTTAATTTTAACACCGCTTGCAGTTTCTTTGCAGACAATTGAGGAAGGTGTTAAATTCAATATTGCAGTTCGGAAATATGACGGATCTGATTTCCCGATTCAGATATGCAATTATGAGCAATTAGATAATATTGACTGTGGTAAATTTGCCGGAGTTGTTTTAGATGAAAGTTCAATTCTAAAAAACTTCACAGGTGAAACAAAGAAAAAATTAATTGAATATTTTTATAAGACAAAATATAAGTTATGTTGCACTGCGACACCATCCCCGAATGATGCAATGGAATTAGGCAATCACGCTGAATTTTTAAATGTGATGACAAGAACAGAAATGCTTTCAATGTATTTTATCCACGACGCTGCTAATACTTCGCAGTGGAGATTGAAAAAACACGCAAAGAAAATTTATTACCAATGGGTTAATAGCTGGGCAATAATGCTTTCAAACCCTGCGGATATTGGATTTAGCGGGGATGATTATATTTTGCCAAAGTTAAACATTGTAGAAAACAAAATTAAAATCCCGGTGAAAGAAGATTCCGAAAAGTTATTTAATGATAACGCAGTTAATGCAACTTCTTTTAATGCTGAATTACGGGTTACTATTATACCAAGATTAGAAAAGGTAAAAGAAATAATTGAATCCAATAAAGATGAAAATTTTATTATATGGATTAAACAGAATGAGGAAGGCGATAAAATAAAATCATTGGTCTCGGATTCAGTAGAGGTTAGAGGGAATGAAACAACTGAGAAGAAAGAAACTAAATTATTAGATTTTGCAAAAGATAAATTTAAAATTTTAGTTACTAAAAGCAAAATTGCACAGTTCGGAATGAATTTCCAAAATTGCAATAATCAAATATTCGCAAGTTTAGATTTTAGTTTTGAACAATTATATCAATCAATAAGAAGATCATACCGGTTCGGTCAAAAGAAAGAAGTCAATATTTATTTAATAACTACGGACACTATGGAAAATGTCGTAGCTTCAATTAAGAAAAAAGAAATTGAATTTAAAAATATGCAACACTTAATGACTTCAAATACAAAATTATTAAATAAAAAATCAGAGGTTAAAAATATGAAATCTAAAATAGCAGAAACAGAAAGTTATAAAATAATTAACGGAGATTGTGTCGAAAAGATTAAAGATATTGAAAATGAATCAATTGGGTTTAGTGTATTCTCCCCGCCGTTTGCAGATTTATATTGTTATTCAGATAATATTTGCGATATGGGAAATTCAAAAGATTACAAAGAGTTTATGATCCAGTTTGAATTTTTAGTAAAAGAATTACATAGAGTAATAATGCCGGGCAGAAATGTTGCGGTGCATTGCATTGATTTACCGATTCAAAAGGGGCGTGAGGGATTTATTGGATTGAGAGATTTCTCAAATATGATAAGAGAATCTTTTGAGAATGTTGGGTTTATTTATCATTCAAGAATTACTATTTGGAAAGATCCGGTTGTTGAAATGCAAAGGACTAAAGCACTGGGATTATTGCATAAACAAGTAAAAAAAGATTCAACAATGAGCAGGGTCGGATTACCGGATTATGTTTTAGTATTCAGGAAAGACGGCGAAAGAGACAATCCTGTAAGGTGCGAAATATCGGTTGATAAATGGCAGAAGTATGCAAGCCCTGTTTGGTTGGATATAAATTATTCAGATACTTTGCAGTTCCGGTCAGGGCGTGACAATGATGATGAAAAGCATATATGTCCTTTGCAACTTCAAACAATTGAAAGATTAATAACATTATACACTAATGAAGGTGATACCGTATTCAGTCCATTTGCCGGGATTGGATCTGAATTATATCAGGCAGTCAAACAAAACCGCAAAGCAATCGGAATTGAATTAAAAGAAAGTTATTTTAATACAGCTTGTAAAAATTTAGAAACAGTTATAAAAGAAAAGAAAGCTGAAGATGACCAGTTTAAATTGATAGCATAATTCAATTGAATATGAAACAAAGAAATGTTATATTGAACTAACTCAGATAAACTAAATGTCAATAACACTTTCAAATAAAATTTTAGACTCCAAAGATTTACAAGTTCAATCCAATTCATTTGGTTTGTCTGAGCCTTGTATTTCTGCGGAGTTTTTTTATTTATAACCTATGGCAAGATTAGAAAAAATTGGACTAAATTATTTTTCGCACGATGTTGAAATGTCGGCAGATCCGAAAATCAAATATTTAAAAGCTAAATTTAAGTTAATAGGGTATGCAGTATATAACAAATTACTGGAAGAAGTTTATAAAGAAAAAGGTTACTATTTAGAAATTAATGATAGATATATTTTCTTATTTGCGGACGAAAACGGAATTGATGTTGACATTTTGAAATCAATAATTGACGCTTGTCTTGATGAAAATTTATTTGATAAAAAGCTATTTGCTAAATATAAGATAATCACTTCAAAAAGGATCCAGCAAAACTATATTAAAGGTTGCGAAAGACGGAAAAGCGTAAATATTATTTCAGAATATCTATTAATTAATCCAGACGCAATTAAGCACGAAAAAGCGAATGTCAACATTTCGTTAATTAATGTAAACAAAAAAAGAATTAAAGCTAACATTAACGGAATTGATACTAACAAAAGTACACAAAAAGAAAAGGAAAAAGAAAAGGAAAAAGAAAACGTTTACACAAACATTCCGCCTACATTAATTGAAGTAGTTGAAAGAGCAAAAGAACTAAATTATTCTAACGTAGAAATTGAAACAAACAAGTTTTATAATTATTATGAAAGCAACGGTTGGAAAGTCAGTAAAAATAAAATGGTAAACTGGAGTAGTGCATTAGTTGGTTGGTTTTCAAGATCAGGTAATTTCAATAATAACGGAAACAGCGAAAAAGCAATTCCTGTAAAATCTGAATATGAAAAAGCAATATGACATTTGGAGATATTTATATAACGCTTAAAAAATATTCCTGTGGTTATGAGGAATTTATGATTAACTATAATGAACTAATCCCTGATATTTTAAAAGCAAAAGAAAAGAACCCAGAGGAATGGACAGAATTTATTAAAGGCAAAAATCACATAAGAGAAATGTTTAAAGATTTTCATTGCTCGGAATACAAAAGTAGAATTATAAGAAATTTGAGATTATTAAAAAATGTTTATGATTATGATATAACTGATGAAATTAAAAAAACAGAAACAGCATTCAAACCCTATTTTAAATTTAAACATAAACTTGATTTACTAAGATGAACGAAATTTTAAAAGCAACAGATGAAGAAATCACAAAATTTTTAAAATCCAAAGGGATTGGGTTAAATGAATTTAATTCAATCAGTTCTTTAACTGAAAGTTTTATTGAATATTCAACGAATATTGACGCTAAAAAAATCAATTTAGGATTCTTTGAACTTGATAAAGCAATGAGAGGATTGAGAACACAGGAGTTATTAACGTTGGTAGCCCCGACTGGGATTGGAAAATCTGCAATAGCTTTAAATTTTTTATTAAATTTTGTAAAACAGCAAAATGAATTGACGGTTTTATTTTCTCTTGAAATGTCAGAGGTCGGGATTGCTGAAAGATTGTTTCAGATTGAATTTGATTTGTTCGGGTATCACGTTGAAAAAAACTTTATAGAAAAAGATGAAAAGTTTATTCAGCAGTGTTATGATCTGAATACTTCGTTAAATAATTTAGTAATAATAAATAAGCGAATAGATATTCATTCCGTTCCCGACTATGTGAACGCAGTTGAAAAAATGAAAGGTCGGAAAGTGAGATTAGTTTGTATTGATTATGTTGGATTAATGAAAAATAAAGATTTTATAATGAATGAATATGCAAGGGTTACGGACAATATGACTAAGTTGTATTCTTATGCAAAAGAATTAGATGTTGCGGTTATAAATTTAAGCCAGGTATCAAGAGCAGATGTAAAAGGCAATGATACGGGATTAAGCTTATTCAGTGCTAAAGGTTCGGGAGAAGTTGAAAACAGTTCTGATTTTTATTTAACATTGGAAAAAGTTATTGAAACAAATAAAACGGAACTTGATGAAAAGAAAATTATAGATATTATTAAATTCAACGGTAATTTAGATCTGCTGAAATTAACAATCCATAAAAACAGGAGAGGTAAAAAAATGATAATATATGTAATATTTAACAGGAAAAATTTAAGGATTAATGAATATAATGAAAATTGGTTTATTGAAACTTATGTAAAAGCAGATCAACAACAAAAAGTATTTTAACTATGACAACATTCATAATAATATCCGCAATACTCGGCACGTTGAATTTTTGCGTTGGGTATTGGTTAGGCAGACGGAATACGAAAGCGAAGTATGTGAGAAAGGGCAGAAGATGAAAACGAGTATTTGTAAAATGTGCCAGGCGGAACTTAACGACCGGACTTCGCAACAAAACAGGTATTTACATAAATGCTTTTTAATTATCGGAAATGAAACAGGGTATTCGATGCGGGATATTAAGGCACTTATGAAATATGAATTTGGATATTACACAGAAGTAATTAACAAAAAAACAGGTGAAACAATAATTGATTTTGATTCAACGGCGGATCTGAATAAAAAACAAT